GCATGACAGTTTAGAGATAACATGATGTCTTTTTTGTGTAGATCTAAAAGGTCTTTAAGTGATGGATCTACTTTTTTTCTGTTTAGTTGTGGTTGTGTGAATTCCGTAGCCATAACCCCCCCCTTAATAAACAGTGTTAAAAGTGCCGGATAATAATCCTACCGATGTCACGGCATCGCCGCAAACTGATTCTGAAATCATGCCTCTATGTTTTATCCACAGAACCTTGTGAATTCCATTGAATCTAGATTCTCCATTGCTTTCAACTTTAACCAGTTGTCCGACTCTTAATCCGGGCTCGAATAGCATTTCAAGAGTAATCATTTGATTTTCTTTCATCGGCGTCCCTAATAGCCCTGTTTTTTCATTGATCAAAATAATATCGCTGGCCAAACACTCGTTGTCTGACAATACATTCGCTTTACTGTTATCAATAAAAAAGCCGCCATTTGTGACGTCTCTCAACAACTCAGTAGTGTTGCCACTGATTGAATTGCCTCTTGCAATACTTCCGTCAACCGCTCCAATAGTTCCTTTAGTTACTCCGTATTTATTTAAATCAGTAACTAACGAATCAACAATTGACGAGTTGCCAGTGTTTGACGGGAATTCTGAATTAGTGATTGCATTCAAATAAGCATATCCGCCGTCATAACATTCGATTTGAGTAATGAAATTCGTACCCTCACGCACTGACCAAGCTTGTGTGATCATACCACTAAAGCCCAATGATAGATTTTTGCCGTAACCGGCTCTGAATTGAATTGTTCTATTTGTCAGAGTGTCGAACTGATCTTTTGTTATTTGATTGCGATTGTTAGGTGCAAGATTGTAAACGCGTATTTGACAGACGTTTGCTGAACTAAATGAATTACGATGAATTTCAAACTCAACTGTAAACGGTAGAGTGATTTTCAGTGTCTCGTTATTTGATTTCTCGATGTAAAGTTCATAGTTTCGATTATACTTGTCCACTCAAATACTCCGTGAAGGCCTGACATTCGGCTTCTGTCAAAATGTATAATGTGGACGCTGCATTTGAAAAATCGTCTTGCAAGTTTGGCTCTCGTTGAGTAGTCGAAAAACAAGCTAAGCCAAACGGTATCTTATTCCTGTATTGATGTAGCATGTTCGGACTGTTAACAATTCTCATGTTATTCAATACAAAAGTTCCGTATTCTAAACGAGGTATGAACCAACTGAGCTGCATAGGACAAAAGTATAATGAAATCAAAATCTGCGTGCCGTCTGGTAATACCAAGACTTGTCTTTGTTTTGCATTACTTGTTAAATTCTGAATCTTATACATGTGAACTCCTATGCTAGTTGACTTGCGAAACTAACATTCGACGTTTCGACCGACGACGTCCCTAGATCAACCTCTTCAGAACTCTGTGATAATAATCGTCCTTGCGAATCGTTCGAGTCGTATAATCCAATATTAGCCACACTCTGCGTACTCGCGAAACGCATAAGCTTAAATGTGATTTCAAAGTCAGTTATCATGCGCGTCTCTGCATCTTGTACAGCTCGCAAGCTTTGAATGATCATGTCTTGAAATACAGCCCAAGGCGTTTGAACTGTGAACAACGTTCTGTTTTTCCAGTATCCATAGAATTGCTGAAAATAGATCTGCTGTTTTGTTTGTGATTTATTTGTCTGATTTGTGATGTCTTGCTGTGTGGTCGCCCCGTTGATAACGGTTTGAGCACCGCCACCAGTTAAAGAAGCCCATGATGAAACTGCTGAGTTAGCAAGGCTAGAACCAACTTGATATAATTGAAATGCTTTGGCGTATGCGATTGCCGCGGTCTCTGAAATTTGTGGTGCATATGCGCCGATAGCTACAAGTTTTTCTGCAACTGTTTGCAACGGTATTAAAGCCGCCGGAGCTACGTCGTTCAACTCGCCGATGAATCCGCTTGTCGTAATAGTCTCTGGCTTTAAAGCCACTTGATCTTGAATCGCTGTATTGTCTTCGATGTAGTGATCAGTCACGTCGCTTGATAATGAAACTGATTGCTCGGCTTCGTAGTTAAATAGTATTGCAGGCGGCTGCGCTGAACTGTCATTTTTCCAAGATGGAAAATTTTGAGCCTGATAACCAATCGTGCTTTGAGGACTGACTAAAATTAGATTAGAAAGTCCTAAGGCTGTGTTTGCTGCGTTTGAAATTGCTGAAGTATCTAAAGCCATTAGTTCCCCTGATTCTGAGCGCCGATCTGTCGATATGCGTCCTTAATAGATTTATGAACTGCTGTGCCTGTTTTGTGCGCGTCTTTGCCGTCATGATTGAAATTCAAATTCATAGTGACGTCATGATTGTTTACGTTCTGAGATGAATTAGGAGCGTTTACTTTTGGAGATATTCTATTCAATAATTGCTGCTGATATTTAGCTTCGCTGTCTTTAGAATTTTTACTTGTGAAATCTTTAGTGAACAAACTACCAATAGCGCCACCAATTTCGCTTGCTTTAACATCGCCACCCATAAGAGAGACAACGCCTGTCAAACTTTCATTTATAAGTTTGATTGTATCTTTAAAGACTTCAAACACTTTCAGTTTTTCACCGATTGTGACCAATGTCTCTGCAAGTTTGACCATCAAATCAACTAAGACAGTAACGTCTTTAACGAGTTGCATGCCATGTTTTGAAGTGAAGTGACCCATAGCCATTTGAATTTTAGTTCCTAAGTTAGACCACGCAACGTCTACCTTAGATAACTGATTCACTTCTTTGTCTGAATATGTAGGAGCCTTTTTGAACATCTCGGGAGTGAACACATTTTTGCGCATTGCTGCGATTGTGCCTTCACTCACGCCGAATGATTTGATCATGGCATTAGCTACGTCTGGCGGTACGGTCTTTGCGAACTTTTGTAGTTGCTCCATTACGTAGAATGTATCGCGAGCCCGCTTCGGATCGAAACCGACCTTGTTTGCCAGCATAGCCATTCCCTCGGGAGCGCCTTTGCCTAACATCATGTTGGTCATTGATTGCTGAACACCCTTGATTGATCCGGTGAACTCTTCACTTGAGACACCGGCTTGTCGAGCGGCATATTGCCATTGTTGTAAACTCTTAGCAGACAAACCAGTCAAAGCGTTGAAGTTCGAAAGATCAGTGCCGGTCTTAGCTGAGTTACTCATAAGACGCTCGAGACCATAGACAACGCCTATGATTGCGGCTTTAGCTTCAAGAGACATCGAGCGAACTTCGCCCAATCCTTTACGAACACCGTTTATTGATTTAGCAGACTGGTCCGCGCCCTTTACGCCTAATGATACAAACAACTCTCCAACATTCATTTATTCAACTCCAAATATGCACTTTCGTAGTCGTCGCAAAATTTCTCATAATTAAGAGCCTGCAAAAACGTCCTTGCATCCCACTGTTCAACTTCTTTGACGGACCCATAACCTGCCTTTGATAACTTTAAAGTCAGCAAAAGCGGATCGTCTTGAACCTCTACGCTAGGTCTTTTTTGATCGTCAGTTCGCCCAAAATATGAGCGTACTTCGCAGAGAGGCTTTTCGTAAAAGGCATGATATTCGCCTTCGCAACTTCAAAACAAACCATGAAATAATCGTCTCGAGCGTCAACGTCTTCGAATATAGAATCATCAACAATGCGATTGCCGTTATAAGTACAGCGTTGAAAACATTTGTATAAAGCCGCCTCAATCTTTTGAGATGAGAATCCAACGCAGAACAATCCTTTAAAGAAGTTTGCGTCTATCTCTTGCTTAGGATCTAAGTTCAAACCTTTCAGCTCTTCAAGACAAGCTTGATACAAGGCTTTGGCATCTTTAAAAGGCGCCGGAGTCACTTTCAACTTGGCGCCACTTGGTAGATCAATCACATCTGACATAGTATATCCTTAAGAAAGAACACGAGGCGAATTACTAAATTTCAAAGTATAAATAGCAACTGACTGTTCGCTATCGCCTTCGACGTTCATTTTTGCCTCAACTTGTTTTGTAAATATACCGCCACTTGTGATGTAAGTATCATTTCCAATTGCGCCTTTGCCGTCACCGATCTTTTTGATGAACTCACCAACGATAAGTGCAAAGCCTGCAAAGTTAGATTGTTGTTGAGCTAAAAGAGCATTCATAAATTTATCGTCAGAAGATCCGCGCACAAGTCTGATTTTTAACTCAGATTGTTTACCAGTCTCATTCAAACCATAAATAGAATTACCGTTTTTTCCGGTCTTTACAGTTGCGATGTCATTTGGGAATGTTAGTTCCGCGCAATTACCATCTGCGAAGTCTGCAAGAATTCTGTCATTAATAGAGACCGTGTCCGATCCCGAAAGTGCTACTGCTGCCATTTAAAAACCTCCATTTAATTAAAAACCTATGCGTTGATATAAACCAAAACGCTTGAGCTATGAACCGCGCCAGCTTCTTTCAAAGCAAGTTGCACGATCGGCGCTTGTCTAGCTTCGCGAGCCGCTTGTGATTGCAAAGCAACTGGTTGTGAATAAATATAATATCCACGCTGAGTAATGTTTTGCAAAAAGTCTGACTGAATGCCGAAAGTCGTTGAGCTATTCCACTCACCCGGAGCGCAATACTGATTTGTCACAGCTTGCTCGCATACTTTACGATACGCACCTTTTAGACCGTCAATACCAGATTCAGTTTGTGGAATCTTAGATGAACTCTGCGCAAGATAATTAAAGCCTGCAACTTGTAGAGCGCCAACCAACCACTGAAGGTTGTACACTTGATCGAAAAATGAGTTTTTGCCAGAGCAAAACACTTTCGAAACACCTTGCAAAGACACATAACAATCTGCACCCGCAGCTTGCGCTTTAGTCAATAGAGTTTGAGTCATTGAAGGATCTGGTTGGATACCGATCAAATCTTTCAAATGCATTGTAATAGTGGTGTTTGATCCGTTGAAGTTCACAGATAAACCGCGACCTGCATAAGCAGCGGCCATATTGATAGCGTCAGAGTCATTGTTCGCACCGTAGTATAAACCACGACTTTGAGAAAAATTGCCAGAGCGTAACAAGTCAAGTGACCCACCAACTTCGATAGAAGCCGATGCACGTTGAACGAAAAAACCGATTTTATTCAGAGGTTGAATAACTGCCGCTGCAGCTAACATGTCTGACTGTGATTCGATTTGAGCACTGATCACGCCGAAGTATTGAACTAGATCAGCTGTGCGCGAAATTGCCGCTGACAAAGCTTCTTGAGATCCTGAAGCAACGCCAACAACTGTGGTGACGATTGTCAAAAATGCATCTTCACTGCCAGCACCTTGAAGTGTATTAGAAGAGTTAGTCAACAAAGTAGCTGGACCGCTGACGCCTGTGAACACTACCGTGAAACCCACAGTGTAATCACCTGTTACGGTTACAGCACTCAAGCCAGACAATAAACGTAAAGCGACTTGCACAGCTGCCGCGTCTGCATTGTATGCCAAAGAACCAGTTTGTAAAACACCGTATGACAATTTGTATGCGCCCACAGTAGGAACGATTGAAAATGTGATCAATTGTTGCGCTATAACTGCAGGATGACTTGCCGTTAAAGGGATAATCGCAAGGTAACCATTGCCCGCTAAAATGTTAGGCTTCTGAGAAAATACAGCGTTTGCCATTGCATAAGTTTGTGACGAGGTACCGAAGTCAACGCCAACGTCTTGAGGGCTTAAATAGATTTTGTATCCATCTGAACCGAAACCGCCGCCCGGTGTGTCTCCTGTGAATAGTCCAAGATTGCTTGTGTTATATTCGCCAATACCTGACTGTGCTTGTGATACTGAAATGTTGATTACATTTGTCAGTGCTAATTGATTAGACATTTAAAATCCTCCTAGGGTTCATCTGTAATTGAAACTGTTTGAAAATCATCAAAGTAGTCGACTGCTTTAGTTTTTGTCGAAAAGTATTGAAGAGCAACCGAAATGTTGAAGCGGTATGGTATCGCGGCCCCGTCTAGATTTGATAAATTGACGAAGCTTGTCGAAAGTTTGCCGATGTAAAAGCCGTTCGCCTCTTGTTGTCTCTGAGAGTAAAAGCTATTCAGCGCAAGCAAGACCTCTTCTTTACGATTTAAAGCGCTTAGGCCTCGACTGATTATATCGATCGAGAGAGTTGCATGCATGTTTACGGATTGTATTGGCTCGCCGCTAGAATCAAACCTCGTCGTTATACCAAATGGTTTTGCCTGCAATACAGAGACAGCGATATAAAGGTCGTTGTCCTTTGGTTGATTGATTTTTTGATCCCAGAGGTACACTCGACCATTGGTGAGTGACATTTCATTTTGGATAATTTCACAAACAAGCTGCAAAGGACTTCCGACTAATATAGATAGTGTCGCGCTCGCCGCGAGTGAGTCAACTACTGTAATTGTGTCCAAAGCTTTTGCAGGATCAGAATTCACAGAACTTGGAGCTGTGTATATTCCAGTAGACGAGTTTATAGTCCCGCCAGCCCCGCCCGCCACAACTGAATAAACATAAGGTCCAGTTCCGCCAGAAGCGCCAAAACTAGCCGTTATACCGGGAGCGACCGCTGCGTGTGTGGCTCTTAAAATCAAACTCATGTTGGCCCCGATCCTGTGTAGTCCTCGGCCAATTGATATTCGCGATAACCATAGATGTCGTATGATTTAGTTTGATAAACTCTGTATTGAGTACCCAGATATAAAACAACGTCGTCGACATCTAAAGACAACGAAGGATCGGCATGCAAAAGCATCCAATTCCATGCACGTTGTCCCTCTGGTTTGATCATCAATTGACTACCAGACAACGGCTGAATGACGCCTTGAAATTCTACTGGCGTCGTTGTCTCGACTAGCTCGAATCCGCTGACTGTTTTTACAACTACGTCGAATGTCATCTTTTGAAACCAATCTAGCAAAACTTCACTGACGTCGGGAACCGTGCCCGAGTTCGTATTCAATGGTCTACTTGATCCGTTTGAAAAAATCATTTGATGTCCGTTGTTATGCTGTCTCTTAAGTAACCTTTATCGATCAACACTTGTCCGCTGTTATTCATATAATTCGGGTTTTTCCAAGCTGCCCACTTGCCGTATCCTTGAGACGCGAAACCCTCTAAAACAATAGCCTCTGCTGTGACCGCTATCTCTCTCAACCATGGCATAAGATCGCCGCCGCTGATTACTTCATTCAAATTGTCCTTGCTATTGATACCAGATTTCTCAAGTTCTTTATCTAAATGATCTATCAATGGAACGCGCAAAAATGACCTTTGTGGAATAGTCGTTGTTCCAAACTCATGAGCTGCGCCGATTGTAGCATTTGATTGTGAATCTGCTCGAGCGTCTTTGCTGCCTAAAATGCCAACGCGTATTGTAGGCGTTTTCACTTTCAGCGCTTTCACAAGCTTGTCTAGACCTCTCAGATTCACAACTTCGTCACTCATGGCTGAGTTGTCCCTTCGACTGAGAACATTTGACCCGCGAGTTGTGGCAATACCATCATGAGATATCTAGCGCCGTAATTGGTTTTCGATAGCATAGAAAACATTGGATTATCTAGAATGCGTTGTGGAATTGATAAACCTTCGCTAACCGATCCGACTGCTTTAGAATTTTGCAGCCATCCGAATTGTCCCGAAATTCCCTGCGAACTTGAACGAATGTTGATAACCAGATAATGAGCTGACAGTAATAAATAGCCTAAATTGTATGTGGCTTGTGAAGACCAAAGACCTTGGTTCATATTCACTTGCGTCTCTTGAAACGCATTGGCGATATCTTGATCAATTATTGATGTGGTCGGATCACTACCGTATGGAAAATCACGGACAAAATAATCTTTGAAGTCTGTTATTGTCGGATTGTCATACGCCATCAAAACACCTCATCAAAAAAATGCCCGAGAGTGTTTAGCTCTCAGGCAATTCTATATAGTTACAGAACTTAATATGAAAAATACATCATTTCTAATGGACGATAAGCTTGAACACCGGTGAATTGGCCATAGCCAACATTTTGAAAAGAAAAATTGTCGATAGAGTTAGCAAGAGTATTTGTATAGTCAACTGGGATGTCCATACGCAAAGCCTCTTCGTCGTAGTTCAACAATACATATCTTTGAACGCCAAGACCAGAGTACGAGCTGTCACCATAAGACAAAGGCAAGATTTTGAAATCTTTTTTGCCAGTGATAACTTGGAACATTTCTTCAAGCAATTGCTTAACTGATTTAACTGGAAAATCAGCAGACGCTTGAGATGCCATTCCATTGTAATCTGATTCAGGTACGATAAAATGAGTTGGCCATGCAGTACGCAAACAGTTGTTACGATATTTTTCAACAACCGCACCACAAAAAGATTTCAACTCAGTTGTGTTCATATCACTGATTTTTTTAGTGATAGTAGTTGTGTTGTTAGTGATACCAGACTGATTCAAAAGACCTAAGCAAGAACCGCCTGAAGCGTTGTTTCCTGCAAGACCCAAGAATGCAATCTTTTGAATTCCAAGATCCCAATCTTTTTTGCGTGCTTTTTCTTTGCTAGATACTAAGTCCCAGTTTCCTGACTTAGCAGCCATTTCAAGATCCATGATTGACCAACCGATAGATTTTGCCCAGTTGATAACTTGAACAGTAACACTGTCTAGGCCTGCATCTGCTGAAGCAAGACGCGCATTGTTTCCACCCAAGTTGACCACGCCAGTTTCGAAACCGTCAGACATACCGAATGAACGATAAGTCACTAAGTTTGAAGACCATGCGCCTTCGCCAACACGTACCGGAAGGTAATCAGCCGGAGCAACTTCGAAAAACTTTTGCTCAGTGATTTTTTTCATGATCGTGGTCAAAGTTGTAATTGGAATTTCATAACCTAAAGCATTTAATTTGCGCTCCAAGCTATTAGCCAATTTGGTCTCTCTAGAATTCAAGATGATCTCTTCACCTTTTGAGTTTAAAATTTTTGGTTGTGGTTTCATTTTTTAATTCTCCTATTTATATTGTTATGCTTTTAAGAATGACGGTGAAGCCAATCTTACTCTGATTAGGTCGCCTGCAACTGTCGCTTTATCAAAAGCATATCCAACTAGATCAGCACCGCTTGAACCTGTTTTAGGAGCAACGCCACCCGGAGTTAAGATATCCAATTGAACTTGTGCGCCACGTGCAATCGCTGCAGTTGCATACAAGTAGATTACGTTTCCAGATTGAGAAATTTCACACTTGTCACCCGCAACGTATGATTTAGATTTGATATCAAAATTGATAAAACCGAAAACATCGTCTGAGTTTGCAGAACATTTAACAACTTTAGGAACGCCGCCAGCACTGTCATAGATTTTAACAGCTTGTCCAGCGTAAGAAGTACCAGCTTCAGAAGCGTCGATTTGAACTGCTACTGTGTTGGTGTTCATTCTCATGTCAGTCATGCCCAAGAATGGCGCAATTGTGAATTGATTCGGTACTGGACTTGGAAGGTCGGTCGCTACTGCTAATTGTGAATAGGTTACTGAAGCCGGTGAGCCTGCAGAATCCGTTGCAATTACTTTGTAATAATAAGTTGTATTCGGAATTAAACCAGAATCACTAAGTGATAACGAAGTCGCTCCAGAAATGATATTTCCGCCACCTGGTGAGAAACCTGTAGTTACTGATCTGTACCATTGATAAGTATATGGCGCTGTTCCGCCTGTCGCCACTGTAGCTGACAAGCTTGCGATTGTCTGACTTTTTGAAACTAAACTGATTGCACCTGCTGTAATAGGCATTTTGTATCTCCTTTTAAATTATTAATTTGAACCGTATCTTGATTTTCCGCGAGCTACTTGAACGTCTGGCAAGTCCAAAACAGTCGCTTTGATTTCTAATGATTTGCTTTCAGCGTTTTTCAATTTCTCGAAATTAGCTTTTGCATTCTTCTTTTTAGCTTCTTCGATTTCTTTCTCTTCGTGAGCTGCTAATTCCAAAGCTTTGGCTTTCGCTTCTTCGTCTTCTTTGTTCTCTTTTTTGTCGTCTTCGTCTTCTTCGTTGTCCATCGCTTCGTCTTCGTTTTTCACTTCTTCAACCGGAGCGCTCTTCTTCTTCATCTCTTCAAGCTCATTTTTGCAAGCTTCATAAGCATTCAAAAGTTCGTTAACTTTCATTTTGCTCTCGCCAACCATAACGTGCTTCTCGCCATCCGCCATGTCTGCATTTTCTTTTTTCTCCATGTCATCTGCTTCGTTTACAAGTTGAGTGATTGTTATTTCACGACCTGATTTAGGCAAAACAACCGACATATTTTCCAAGTCGATCTCTTTCGCGTTTTCCACTTTCGTTTTCTTAAAGAAACTAAGTTTCATTTTTGATTCTCCTTTTGAGTTTGCAATTTTCATGAGCTCTTGCTCTTTCGATTCACAATATTCTTTGAATTGGTCAGGCGTCAAAATAATAGATTCTTGATATCTAGGATCTGGAACGATCGCCAAATGATCATATTCACCTTCGATGATTTCTTTTGCGTACTCGACTCCGTGCCATTCGCCACCAGAATCTAAACGCTTTGGCAAATATGAGTTCGATAATACCCATTTCTTATTTATAGCTTCGTGTGCGCGATCGCTGACAACAATAAATTCAGCCCAGTGTTTGCCATCTGCTTTATTATAAAAGCTGCGTACCACATAACCATCGGCTTCAGCTTGCAAGTTATCTAGGTTTACTTCGTCAACGTGTGACACATAAACGGGACGTCCTTGAAATGTCTTGTCCATCTCTTTCAAGCAATTCTCAGCAACCATTATTCTATAAGGCTCTTGACCCGGCTCACGATATTCGGCAACGCCTTCAACCATGTGCAAGCCAAAATATACCTTTGGAAGTCCTTTTGCATTTTTGATCATTCTGTTTTTTTCCTTACGATGACTGGAATTGCGTAACATCTGCAGTTGTAGTCTTGGCCCGGATTGCCGTGTCTAACTGGCTCACCATCTCCCGATACAACTGGCGGATCGTCCCACCTAAAAAGTGTACCCGATTTTGACATATCGCCAAGCTTTTTGTGCTGTGCTCTGACCGGGTGATTTGGCGAGCCCGCAACGCATACCCATTTATAGAATTTGACGTTAGCCTCTTCGTACTTGCTCTCTTTATATTTCGAAGTGATCAGTCTAGTCTCTTGTCGAGCTAAAAACTTCGCTTTGTTGGCCGATACCCCAAACGATTTTTGAATGTCTTTAACCATCGCCTCGGGTCTCATCCCTTTAAAGTAGCTCTTTTGCATTTTGTCTCTCAACGATTCAACTTCTTTCGTCGTGAAATCTTTGATACTCAATTCTAGATTGTTACGCCACTCATCGTTTAACTTCTGAATCTGATATGAACTCAAAGTCGGATCTACCGTAATGCGCTTTACTGACTCGGCAAACGTCTTGCCCACTCTGTGCAACATTGTGTCAAATATCTTTTGTGTCTTGAGTTTAGAAGCCAATTGATCCGGCAAAATCTGCGCAAGCTTTTTATCTATGCCGGCAAGTTTTTCAGCAAATACAGTTTCGCTTTGTGAGATCGCGTGTCTAACGTCTATTGGAAGTGCAGGCCGTGAGATCTTCCACGCTCCTTGTTTCCGATCCCACTTTGCCCCCAAAAGCTTTAGCTCTTGAGAAACACTAGCGCTGAACCTGCCACTAAATGATCCCTTAGAATATGAAATCCTGCCAGCTCTAATTGCTGATAACAGAGCATCTTTTGAGTTTTGTAATGTCTTTTTGTTTATATTCAGTTCAGCTAATAATGGATAATACATCTCTTCTTTGAACAGTCGCAAAATTTCGCGCTCTAAAGCCTCGCTCTCTTGCGTGTCCTCTTTTATAGGCGGTAGCTCAATGATTTCATTTTGTGAGCTAGTAATCATTTTGCCTTTCGCATTTTTTTGACTGGCATATCGACAACGGCTGCCGTCTGTTCTGGCTCTTCTGTTTTAAGCAATGAAGGCAAACCTCTTTGTCTGCGCGAAAAATCTTCAGCTAGAGCGCGCTGTTCATCCATGCGCTTTTTGCCCTCTTCGCCATCCCTTTCATATTTTTCAAGTTTTGCATCTAGTGTCCTGATCGCAATACCTAAAGCGTTAGACGTTGCCGTTTTGTTGCCCCTATGAAATCTAAACGAGCACAAAATTGCATGTTTTTCTAGCTCTTCAAGTGTCATTCCTGGTTGAAAAATAACCGTGTTCATCATTTAACCTTTCCTCCGAGTTTGCGATATATATAGACCACAAACTGCCATTTAATTTTACCGAACGCCTCTTGTGATCTCTCACGCGCTCTTTCCCATAATGATTTATCTACATTTTTAGGATCTTCAAAAAATGGCTTCCTGCCTTCTGATATCCAAGAGTCACCGCCGTCAACTTCATAAGCTGCAACGTCGTAACCGATAGAGTTGTCACGCTTGCGATCTTTGTCGAACTCCCATGCTCTTGGCTTGCGCGTGTCTTCGCGATTAGCTCCCGGGTCCTCAACGTCTTTACTATCTAAAGGGTCAGGCTCACCGGCTACCAATGCCGCTATTTCAGGATCGTCCGTGTTCAATTGATCTTGATTGTTATCAAGTGAAATACTTAACAATGCGTCTTTGTTGCACGCCTCTCTGAACTCGAAAGTCGTGATTTCACCGGCTTGCTTAGCCTGCAACACACGATTGAATTTCTGAGTTTTGACGTTTTCTTCTTGTTCTGCTGACAATACTCGCAAAGGTTTGAACTCAATAGATAGATCGTCAGGGATGAAACCGAACAGCTTTTGACATTTGATTTCAATCACGCGCAAAAGATCATATTTGATTTTGTTTCTGACTTCAGATTCGACCATAGCGTTGTAAACTTCCATATCATTTTGATCACTAGCGAAGCCCTTGCTCGCACTTGTGCCGAATAGCTTAGTGATTGGCATACGCATATCACTCGCCACTTGC